CTTCTATCTGTCATAACAGAGCCACAACCTCGATGGTTTCTCTTGGTAAAAAACCCACCATCTTTTGCTGTCCTGTACTGCTTGGTCTTGTCAGCAATACGTTTAGGTTGCGATGAAAACTGCTTGCCAGCTTTTGTATCTTTTCTTTTAGCTCTAGTCGTTGCTGCATACTCTTGGCTTGAGAGCGCCTGTCTTGCTTTCTTAGGCAAGTATCGCTCACCTGTGGCTTTAGATCCTTGCGTAGACGGCTTTCCAGACTTGGTTCCCCAGTCCTGTTTGCTCCACTGAGACAGCTTATTACTGGACTTTTTCTTTGGCCCAGAGTAAGTACCACCGGAACCTTTGTAATATTTTACAGCAAGTTGCATCGCCCTAGCAGAGTGTTTACCACCCATCTTAGCCTTGGCTCTAGACTTAGCTGCTGCCCACTTTGCAGGGTCTCTTTTAGTTGCTGTAGCTGCCATTAGCTTATCTTAGTCACTGGTCTTTTGTTAGGCAACATGCTAGAGAAGCCTCTTGGTTTGACATATTTTACTGTAGGCTTTGTTCTTTTTGTCTTTATGCCATTCATTAATCAATCTCCACGGTTATAGAACCATTGGTTATAACCTGTACCGATCCAACACCTGTTGATCCCTGCAATCCAGCGGTCGATGGTGTCGATATATTTACAAACTCATTACCAGTATAGACTTGAAGTGCCTCTATACTTAGATTCCAGATGATGTCTCCAGCCTTAAACTGAAGCTGAGACAGCCTGTCATTGGTAAATTGTGGTGTTGAACTAGGGTCAAAAGCATTTAAGTTTAGCTCTATAAGCCTAACTGTTTTGTTAAATATATCAGGCGTAACCCCTTGAGGTCCCGACATTGGAAGCGAAGTGTTAAGTATCTTGGCCATTATCTACTTCCATTAGGTTGTATATCTAGCCGTGTGCCTCCAATCCTAAAACCTACATCTATTCTTTCCACACTTGTGCCATCATCATCAGATTCGAAGCGAATAACAGCTTGTCGCGCTCTTGCACGCATATCTATTTTGCTTGTTGTGCTTGTAAAAGATGTTGTTTGATCTGTGGTAAAGCTATTTCCTGGATAGTTTCTAGTTTTAATTTGAACGTTTATTGTCTGGTCGGAACCAGATCCCTGAAACTTAACGTCAGGAATAAATCGTTTTATAAACTGAAATTCTTCTCCATCGCCTATGTCAAAGTCTGCGCTTTGCACATACACATTATCCATTGGCTGGCCATCGTTGTTATATCCAACCTCATGGCTGTACAAATAAGGTGTATCGCTATACTTACCGGCAGCAATGGGCTGAGAGAATATGCCTTCGTCAAGCCAAGCTGTTCTAGAAAGCTGACCAATTGACCATGTATTTTCAACGTAGTTAAAGAAGACGTAACGATCAATGACTGTTTGACCAGAACTACAATAGAACCAACCAACCTCGTCAAACTGCTTATTAAGTATGCCAAACACTTGGAATGCTTGACCTTCTTCAAAATCATCAAACACATAAGCATGAACTGTGCATGGGACAGGAGCGACAGATCCGTTGTAAGTGTAGAAGCCTTTTCTATCCATCCAGAATATGCCGGATGGTGAATTAACAATAGCGTTAGGGCCAATTAAGCTGACACCTTCGTTAACTAGGTTCAGGCCAAAGGTTAAAGGCGGTCCTATAAACTGAAGGCTATACAGCGCAACGTCAGTCCATATTAAAGTTTCTTGTCGGGCTCTTACCGCGCCAATAATCTCAGATCCAGCAGAGCACCGAAGAGAACCAGCAGTATTAGTAGATGTTGGCTCCCAATCAAATATGTTTTCTTGATCGGAAAAGGCAACAAGTAATGGATCTATTTGACCGGACCTAACGCCATTCTCAATAGGATCTGCACCTAACACTATGGCATGTCGGTCAATGTCAGATACTATTACTTGGAGCCCTTTGGTTGGAGCTAAGTTTGACCCAGTTAAAGAACTTAAAGCTACCGATCTAGTGTTAAGACCGTCTGATTTATCCCAATAATAAACACCACCGGCTCGAGGGTTTGATATTAAGTCTTCACCGAAGTTATCCATCGACCAAAGTCTAAGCTGATTAGCGTCAGTAAGAGAGCTTGTTGATCCCCAGGTGCCAGTTCCCCATCCGCCAACACCCCAACCTGTTCCGTCTACAAAGACATCAAGGCCGGTTGTTATTTGATAAGCGGCTACGGTTGAAGAACCTCCGTTGCCAGTATCGCTAGAGTTAGCTGTAACTGCATTACCATCTGTATCTTTTGCAATAATGGTGTAAGTGTTGGACGTTGGTACAGATTGTATTTGATACTCTTGATTTAACACTGTTGCGGTAATGTTTCCACCCAAAGAAACTGCATCAGTGTATGTAACAAAATCGCCTACGTTAGAACCATTACTAGAGTCTGTAACAGTTAGCGTTGAAGATCCATTTGTTGCGGCAAAAGTAGAGGCACCGGCTGCACTGGTACGTCTTATAGGCGTTACATCGTTGTATGACGAGCCTTCCTGAATGTACAGCTTGTATCGAGTTCCTAACCCAAGAAGCTTTGTACCGTCTAGGTCAACCCAAGCATGAAGCTTTCTACCAGTTCCTTCATAAGAAACAGATATATACTTTTCCCAACCGCCTATCTTTTCTGCAAAGCCTTTCCTAAAACGTACAAGATTGCCATCAAACCAGCCACCTTCTGCGGTATAGCTAGTGCCTTGTTTGTTTATACCTGGGTTAAATAAAAACTTTTGTAAAGGCATATCATCTAACCTGGTATTCGCCAGACTTAATCATCTGACAGATTTCTAATGCACGATCCCCCACTTGAGTAGCCCAACGGCTATCGTAGAACTCGTCCCCAGCTTTATCGTAATCGCCAATATCCATGTACCCAAGTGCTTTTACAAATCCTCTGAGTCTTGTTTGACCCATGTTAAAAGACATATCAAGCATGGCTTCTTGGCGCACGCTATCAAGATCTTTAAACCAATCGTACTCACCGATCAGCTCTTCTTTGCACCGTCTAATGTCATTACTTAATAAGTAGTCTATCTCGTCATCGGCAAGGCCAAGGCCGGACTCTGATATGTTTCTGCCAACACCAATGGTTTCGTAACCCGCAGAGCACATGTAGACCTTATCTCTAACGCCTTCGTGCCTTTTTAACATTTGTACAAGTCTATTCATTAGTCATGCTTATGTGATGCGCCGTAGTAGAAACTGATAATAGAAGAGACGATACCGCCCAGATACCCCAGCACAAGATTAACAATCCCGTCATCATTCGCAGCGGGGTCTTGTAGCGTGACCAGAGCAATGTAACCTCCGAAGAAAAGAACACAAGCAACCGCGATAAATTTAGGCGTCCAATCACCTTTAAAAGCTGACCTAGCGTTTTGAATATCTTCTGCTTCAAGTGCGAATACATCTACGTCTAACTTCTTCATCTGAACCTGAAAGTCTAGTTCAGCCTTTTTAATCTCAGCCAATTGCTCTGGGGTAGCCGCTTGTACTGCATTGGCAATACTTTTTTCGTCGGGCTTACAACCAAGCACACTGGCGATAGTTTGTGCCGCAGCACCCCCTAAAGGCCCACCAAGCGCCTGACCAATGGTAGGTGCAACTGCGCCGATTAATCCTTTGATTGCGTCAAACTTCATTGTGTTAGCACCAAGCCAACAATGGCTATTAATGAGGTAATCATGACTGGGTAGATACCCCAGATCATGCGCTCTAACTTGTCAAAGCGTTGTGACCCAGAGTCTAACCGTTCCTTAATAGACTCATATCGCAAGGCACACTCCCGTTCATGTGTTTCAATTCGTTGTAACGCTTTGCTTGCATGAGTCTGAGCCATTATCCTTCAGCCGCTTCCGGTTCTACTTCCTCAACCACTTCGATTGATTCGCGTAACGCATTTTCACGAAAGCCAAGAGCAACCTGTAAGTTAATGCTTTGCTGTTGTGCAGCCGCAATCTGGTTCTGTAGCTCACCAAGCTGCTTACGCAAGTTAACCACCTCGACGTAGTGAACCTTGGAATCGTTGCCTAACTCATTAACGTCATACTCCTGATCGTCGATGGTTAGAATAATTGGTTGTTGTTCCTGTTGTTCGCTCATAACTCCTCCTAGTTTAGCGGGTTTGATAGATAGTCCATGCCAGACCAAAGATCATCGATTTCAGTATCTATCTTTTTTAATTTATCCTCAATGCGATTACGGTCACCCTGACCGTCTTTAAGAGAGTTTGTTGCAACTTCCGCTGCAGCAACAACACCCCGCATAGCTTGAATGTCGTTCTCTAGCTTAGTTACTTTATCGCCAATTAATAATAACTTACCTTGTTGTTCTGCGATAGTCTGTAAATTTACACCCAAAGCTGCAAGCTTGCCTTGTAACTGGCTAACATCATTTGCCTGTAGTTCTTGCTGGATTAGCTCAATCTCGCCTTTTAGGTCTTGCTCTGCGGTCAACAGCTTTTCTTCTATCGGCCCCAGCTCTGGGATGTCGAGGGCTTCTAGCGCCTCTAGCCTGCTATACAGGCTGCTGGCAGTCCATACCCCACCTCCTAAAGTAGTGGCTAGGGATAGCAGGATGGCGATATATACGCCTTTGAAGCTGACCCCACCTATCGTTAACTCTGTATCTTCTAGGCTCATGGGTCACAATCTTCTTCGAACATGAAGCACCTATAACCAAGTTTAGTTGGCCCGGTAAGGTATAGCTCGCTCTGCGCTCCCGCGGTCAACCAATCTGATTCGCTCAGATAAAAGTCCATATCAAACGAACCTTGCTGGCCGTTGATATAAACTGCGGTAGCGTTGTTGGTTCCGGTATGAGACAGCTTTACCCACTGTTGATCTTGGGAAAATGTTAGCGTCCCTTCGTTTGCATTAGTGTTATTATTTTCAGCCCCTTGTTGCAAAAAAGCTACTGCATCTTCGTTGGCCGCAACACCTAGATAGGCTGAAGCATTGTTGCCATGCTCTTCTATATCATCCAAGCTTTGATTATAGGTATCAACCTGATCCTGTGTAATCGTTAATGCTGTTTCGTTGGCAACAACGTATTCCTGAACTTCCGCTCGATCATCCGGCGTTTCTGCTTCAGCGGCAATCTCTGCGACCTCTACGACCGCAATCATCTCAACCACAACATCCGTGAATTCTTCTACGGCAGTGTTCATTAATTCAAACTCTGTAGATGCTTGAGACTCTAACAATGCTTGAACATCTCCATAGGCTTGATAGTCACCCATGTTACCAAGCGCAGCGTTGTAAGCGTTTAACTGTGCTGTGCTGATGTGAGCAGTCCCAGCAAGAGAACCGTTTGTTAGGGCGCCCCCGGTATTTGCGTAGGCGTACCCAGCTCCAGCGAGTTTAATGCCCCGGTCTATTTGACTGACGAGCGCGGCACTGGAATTTATCAAAGCGTCTAACTCATTTGAGTGAGCTTCGGTAGCGAGCAGAAACAGACTCGCCGCTGTCAGCGTTTTGACTCTCATCCGTATCACCATTGGCCAATAAATTGTTATACCAAGCCTGATGCTTGTTGTACTTTGGAATCATGACCCATTCATCCTTGTCGTGATCCCACCTCCGCAACATCTTAACCCGACCATAATCAGGAATATATGTCACAGGTTGACGTTTCATTAACAAAAAAGCGCGTTTTCCAACGATTAACTTTCCGTTGTTTAGCATTGGGCAAGGGGTGCCGCTAAGAAACATGCTACGCCAGACATCTAGGCTTTCGCACATACGCGATATAGCCGCAACCTTCATGCCAAGATCACTCAGCATCTTAGAGTCCCTGCGCCGATTACAGTCTTCATCAGCCGCGTAGTTGCCCCTTGTGAAGCCCACGATACCCGTTTGCAGGCTACTACCTTGGCCTTGAAGGCAGGTCTCTATGCCGGTGCTCATGTAGGTTGGCGCTATAGCAGATCCAACCGGCATGTCTGAGCTAGACCCTGCGCCGTTATAAGTATTGCTAACCGACCGATCTTCCGTCTGATTGTTGCTGCTAACCGTACTACCAACCGTGTTGGTATTCAGGCTACCTTCTTGCGTGTTATTACTGTCTACATCTT